CTGAGATGTGGAATAAGTTACTTAGCAAGTCTCCAAATGGACTGGACATTGATTATGGTGAATATGACGGGCGTATTTCAGCGCAGCTGATCAAAGCGGCCGGACAAGTTATCATTAATTGGTTACGACACCAGTACCCTGAGTTTAACATAAACGATGAAAGGGCTATCTGGGTTTTGATTGATGAAATGATTCACACGTATACCATCGCCAAAGGAACTTTGTACATGACACACCAAGGCAATCCATCCGGAAATCCTCTTACTGTTATAATTAATACCATTGTTAATTTTCTTCTTATGTGTATAGCATGGGTTCTCATCATGAGAGTGATGAAACCAGAATTGCAAGGATTACACAATTTTGAAGAAAATGTTACCATTAAAATTTATGGTGACGACAATATAATGTCTATTAAGAATGACGTGATTGAAATTTTCAATTTGGAAAGCATTTGTATTGTGTTAAACTCTTTCGGTTTAAATTGTGGAAGTGCTGCTAAAGACGGCAAATCTTACACGTATAAACCTTTAGTTGAATGTACATTTCTAAAGCAAGGTATTCAGCGTGACACCGAATATGAATATCTGATCCACCCACTTATGGATAAAACAACTATTACCGAACTGACTAATTGGATTAAGAAAGGACCTGATAACGTATTATCCTGCACAGACAATATCAAAGATGCGCTTGGTTTCGCGGTTCACTATGGTAAAGAATATTATGATGACTTCAAATCTAGAGTACAAACTGCTCTAATTGAAGCTCGTATTTCTATGACCTTGCCGAGTTACCGATCACTTCGTTGGGATTGGCTTGCAAAATGTGGTATTGCAGTAAGTTAAGAAAGCCTCTGCTAGAAGACCTGTCGACTAGCACACTTCACGCCCTGCTCTAAACCAACTAACATTGTTAAACTTCAATAATTTAACAATTAGTATAAAAAGAAAATATTGCATTAATTACGTTAGTTTTTAATACGCCTCGGCGGAATCACCTTTTAAAGGTCTAGATATAGATTTATGATTTCGGCAAAGCTATCGATTAACTGCTAAGCATAATCAAAA